TCTGTTATGCTTGTTGCCTATGTCCACATTTTATACATCTAATATATGCATTACCACCGTTAAAATAAACTCTATAATTAGTATTGACACCACCAACCATTTCATATTCGTGATGACAAATCTGTAAACGTTTTACCTGATTTTCTAATGTACGAATTCTTTTTTGTAAATCTTCTACATCACACACTAATGCTTCTCCTATTGGTCTAGTCATATCATCTTCTATACTTGGACATATCTAATTTAATACCAACGCTATTATCCGATATAGGTGCGACAAACAAAGATTGCGGTCTAGAACCGGTAAACGTCTTAACGGTTAGCCCACCCGTTTTAATGTTGCCTGATATATGGAATTCTCCCGACTCCGTAATAATTGTAAAAAAATCATCGATATCCTTAATATTAATGGCGGGAAATTCGCCAAAACATTTTTTATCTAGTAGGTTCACTCTATTGCTCCTGGATCTTTATAATGGTCTAGCTCAAAACCCGGCACCTTATAGACATTCAGTATGTCATCAATGGTGTGGCGGCGAAACTCCTCTTCCAACTGCCCGCATTGTGTCAAGCACTTCCTATATTTCTTCACAGGCTTAATATGAGTGCCCTCAAACGTAGTTTTACCATAGTGACAAAATCGCCCGCATTTCCATGACTTCCTACATTTTGGATAATTATCGCCCCTAATCTTCTTATGTCTTACCCTTAACATCTCTTCGGTTTCCGCCAAGTCCTTATGCTCAAAGCATATAGTAAATGGACCTCCGGCTCTTATATAGAACATGGTAACAAGTACCTGATCCACATCCTTATACATCTTATGGACCGCATAATGATACATACGGGGCTGAATCGCATACTTAAAAGTATCCAACGTATAGATTTCGTCGGTCGCCCAATTCTTTCTTTGTCCTCCTGATTTCCAATCAATTATCTCATATATCTTTTGAGCTGCATCATCTTTACTGACCTGCGTTACCAAATCAATAGTTCCCTTTATTGAAAAGTGATTTACTACAGTGCTGTTGTAATTAGATATTGTCCATGGTTCAGGAAAAAAAAAAAAAAAAAATGGTTCAGCATCAACAATGTTTCTGTTTCTGGGATCAAACTGTCCGTTGTTTGCCTCTAATGCCATATATGTCCACTTTTTAATATCTCGATAGTCCGAAGCACTCCAGTCATGATGTTTAATATTTGTGGAATAATAATGGTATACCTTTTCTATCAGTTCATCCAAATCATAGTTGGTAGTGGATATCTTCCCAACAATATCAGCATCCAATTTACGTTTTCGATTCTGTTTAGCGAGTTTAGCCAACGCCATAATTTCTAATATTTTATGGACCGCAGTTCCTTTATCAGCCGCAAACCCTGACTCACCTTTGATACCCAAATTATAGTCGCACCAATAAGACATAGGACAAAAATCATAAGCATTATAGCTACTGCTGCGGAGAAAACTAATATCCACTATATGTTTTCCCCCATATTTGGTACAAGTTCCCACTCTTTTAATAGGCTAAACATTGCCTGGTTTTGTTGTTCTATATTCATAGCATCATTATGGATAACAGCATCATATTTGGATTCGTCATAATCATCTAATGCGGTTTCGGATTTATGGGTATCGCTATCTCCATACGGATTTCTGGTTAACCTAATAACCTTGCCTCCGGCCTTTTGAACTGCTTCAACTTCGTTAGGAAACCTACAATCTGTAATAATAGCCAACTCTGTATTTTCTTGTTCAATAAGTCTTATGGTAGCATCTGCCCAAACACCACCATACATGTGTCTAAAGATATTAGTACCAACATACTGGAGTATCTCTCTCGCTGTCATGTCGCCCGTTTTATATGTCTCGTTGTCTGTTCTAATAGAGGTTTTATACTCGTCTTTCGTCACTTTAGTGACCATATCTTCCCATTTATAATCCGTAGACGTATTCTTATGAGCATCGCTCCCATAACACTGGTCCGGATGTAATCCAAACACATCAATACACATCTTTTTGAGCAAATCAGCAAAACTATAGAACTTTATATAGGGAAAGACATCGTTTTCTAGTAGCCTTAAAATATCTTCATTATCTCTGCGATACACATCAAAGACTCCTGCATACGCAGTATCTCCCCACAAGTCTCCAATCTTTAATTGTCCTTGCTCACTGATACTATAACTATTTATTAGTGTGAGGCTTCTTAATCTGGCACCAAGTACAAAGTTTGCTGCTGTATTTTTACCAGATGATTTGCGACCAGCAAAGGCGAGTATCTTTGTCATTAAATGTATTTCCTTTTTATAGACTACTAATAATCTTGTTAATTTGAGGGGTTAATGTTTCTTGGATTTCTGTAACATCCATCTCCCCAATATCGTTTCGATTTTCTGCAATGTTTGGAGTATGAATATAGTAAGCTCTTTCACACTGTTCTCGAATTGTCTCTATAGCTAGTTTACCCGCAGAATCGTTGTCTGTCAAGAGGATAAGTGATAAAGCTCCAGATCCATCCAATAAAACCCGTTGACCAACACTCAGTGCTGTCCCAAACAATGCCACACTATTATAGATGCCGGCTTCTTCCAGCCGCCATACGTTACCTGGGCTCTCAACAATTATGGCGGTTCTTTGTTGTAAGATATGCTTTTTAGCTGACCAGTAATTATACAGGTAATTTTCGCCCTTAAAACCCTTACTATGCAACCATTTTGGGGTGTTTCCGTTTATGCTTCGTCCCGTACACCCAACCATATAATGATGATTATTATCATAAATTGGAACTACAACCCTATTATACATGGGTTTTGATGTGCTTTTACATAACCCAACATCATATTTATCCAGGACTTTTTGCGTATAACCTCGTTGTAAATAATATGATGCAGGAATAGAGAGTGAGTTACGGATTTGGGGTCGCGTTAGTTTGTTGGAGCTAGTGGGTTTATTATACTGATTTAGGGCGGCTGTGTCTTTGATAAAGCGGTTTCTCTCAACTTCCGCATAATCAACCTTTAGTTTGTTATAGTCTTCATCAAGAAAATCTAATAAGAAAGATATGGTTTCATTAAACGTAACATATTTGTCTCCTGGTCCTTTCCAGTTATACTTTTGGTGCGACAGCACACCCCTGACAAACCCAATAATAGAGTTTCGAAAATGTTTTTCGCACTGTAGCGTATGACATTTCCAGTTACCCCGATAACTATTACCATTATGAAACAAATTTAACGCATTATACTTGTCGCCACCATGAATAGGACATGCCCCATAATACATCTTGTTGCTATATAGCAAATCTATATTTAGAAATGTAAACAACCCATCAAGTTTATCCATTACCTTTTCGGAAATTAGGTGTAGTTTGCCTTGATCGTACTCCAGATTATTCTTATTCGAACTCATTGATTGGGGTTTCGCCATCATTGTTTGTCCCAACAAAGCCTTCTTCCTGTTCCTGTTTCTGAATGACTAACTCAAACTTGGTTTTACCCTCTGTAATTTTAGAACACCACCCCTTCATATGACAA